AATTGGCTTGGTGCCGCGAACCCGTATGTCGCCATAAATGTCAGTCAATTCACCTTCAGGTTTAATTTCAATGGGGCCAGTTTTGCTTGAAATTATATTTGTAATTAATTCAGCAACATATGCCTTGCCACCAATGTGAGTATCCTTAGCAATGCCTACACCACCTGCAACTGTTAATGCACCAGTTGAAGTGTCAACGCTATTATCTAATCCAAAAATAGCTTCTCGTTGTGTAGATAGTAATCCAGAAAATGGATTATATGTTAATCCTCCAGAAGTTGTAGCATTATTAGTACCGGTATTTAAATTGTCAATATATGTATAACTATATGTTGATGTACCTACGCCTAATTTATTAACAAATGTTGGATAAAATACTTCATTAATATTAGTTGATGTGACTAATACCTGAGCCGACTGTTCTGTATTAGCAACTCGCCCGTATATGTATCCGCCAACATTTAAATCTTTTTCAATACCAACGCCGCCAGCAACATATACAGATGCAGTAGTTCTATGAGCAGTAGTATCATATATATTAGCAGTGGTATAATCAACTCCTAAAGGATTACCTACATTACTGGCATTTGGTCTGATAATGAGTGTGCCAGTGCTACCTATAACTTCAAGTGTTCCTTTAATGGTTGCACTATTATATACTACTATGGTACCAGTAATTGCTACTTTACCGCCAATGTTTACATCACCTCGGATGCCAACGCCTCCGTTTACAACTAGTGCTCCAGTAGTTGTACTAGTTGACGTTAGAGTAGATAATATTGTTACTTGATTTGTTAAAGAACTTTCTCCAGAAACAAATAATTTTCCACCAATAGTTTCACTGCCCGTAACTACTGATGCACCGCCAACATTTAATTGTCCTGAAATGTTAGTAATTGTAGAATTTAAGTTAATGCTACCAGTAGGCGATGATACAGCACTCGGGCCGCCTGGAGATTGCGCTCTTGTTCCTGATACCGTTAGTGTAGCCATTTCTTATTCCTTTAGAGTATTTATTTGATTAATGGATTCTCAATTCAACAGCATTGATATATGCCTCATCTCGATGAGGATAGTTAGGGTGAGATTGTAACCTTATTACTACTCCAAATTTTAAATCTTGTATTGTTGACATAGATAAATTTTCCACACTCCATAAATTTTCACTACTACCATAAATTTTAATTGGATCTACAATTAAATTTGCTTGATTATCTCCAATTACTCCATCATCAAAACATAACTGTATTGTTTCATCAGTTACTCTACCTCGACGCTGTGTAGATAATCTTAGTTCTATCCCAGAAAGTGTATCTGGTAAATTAATAAAATTAAATCCTTGGCATTTTACATAATAAGTTTTAGACAATATATCATGTTTAGGGCTACGTGCAATGTGTAGTAATGTACCATCAGTACGCACACTATCGTTGGTATTTTTATTTAAAAGTGCGCCCCAGCCTTTAGAATCATCCCATGGAATATGTGCAGTTTCTGCTCCAGATTCAGCATATTGTGAAAAAATTGTAGGCGTGGTCCACTCGGTAGTCATACCAGTATTTACCTAATTCAGAATTATGCATACTAAATGAAAAGGGCTCCTGAGAGCCCTTTTCTATAGTGCTAATTCAAATTAGATAGTGTTGGCAATAGATACAATTGTACCAGTTGCAGTTCCAACGTTCCATCCTGTTTGGCCGCCACTGGCTACTAACCACGCACTTGCTCCGTTTTGAGTTAACCGGATTAGTCTTGCTTTTCGAGCAGTTAATTTAGTTACGTAGTAAGTGTTGCCGTTAGCATCAGTTGCAATGATATTCATTTCATTAGGAAGCAAATCTGCATTTGCTTTTGCCACTAACTTGCAAATACCTTTGCCATCAGTATTTTGAATCAAATAACGATGACTTCCTTCTTGTTTAAGAATGTCGCCGTTAGTACGTAAAGTTCCACCAGTTAGTGTTGATGCAAACACTATTGTATCTTGACGACCAGTTGACAATTGGCCAGCAATAGCAGCAGTTGAACCACCATCTGTAAATGTCAATACAGTTATAAGACCTGACGCAGTATTACTAATATTAATTGTATATAAACCTGCAACCGGACCGGTTACACTTACTACTTTTGTGCTTGCAGGAATACCAGCAGCGCTAGTTGTTATATTCATACCTTCGTAAATTCCAGTTTGAACTGAGGAAGTAGTTACTGCTGTTGTACCAGTAGACCAACTAATACCACCATAACCGGTATACGGTACAAAGTTAACTGGTAGGTTAGTAATTGTTGTTGGCTTTGTAATTGTTAATGATGGCATAGATGTATAACCTGAGCCTGCATTAGTAATTGTTGCTGTAGTAATAGTTCTAGATGAACTATAATCACCAACGGTTGGAGTAATTACTGCTTGAACACCACCAGCAATATTTGGTGCACCAACTGTAATTGTAACACCTTTTGAATAACCTGATCCAGCAGTAAGTCCTAAACTCCCTATGCCTTCAGCACCAACACCAGTGCTGCCACCAGTGGCTAAATTTCGATACGGACTAATTGTGCTGCCGAAAAATCTCTTTTTAATTGGACGTCCCATTTTGTTTCTCCTAAAATAAGTAAACACGGCGTTCTAGGCCGTACGCAGTTGGATTTCTGCATAAAACTTGCCCAATGCAAGTTGTACAGAGTATTTAGTTTTCAGTCAACAAAAAACCCACCGAAGTGGGTTTTTGTTTGTTTACACCAATAATGGATTATTGGAAGGAAACGTTTGCGCTAGTGATAGCAACACGACCTAGGTAGTCAGCAGCGTTACCTAAGCTAGATGCAGAGTTTGTTAACTCAACATAGCCATAACGTGTCAAGAAGCCAACTACTGGCTCAAAAGTTGCTGGATCTAGAACAACACCAGAGCTCATTAGAGGAATGTATGGGCAATAGAACGCAGCAGCATCTGCTTCGCTAGAACCTTTGTATCCAACTAGGACTTGGTTTGCATCGCTAGAATCACTTAGATAAGCGTCAACATAAACACGCATAGCGCCATTCAATGTACCAACAAACTTAGTGTTTGTAGGAGCTTCGAATGTACCTTCTGTTGTACGAGCAAATGCGCTTGTAGTAGCAGATTGTAGAATTGTCAATGCTTGGTTAGAAATAACAGCCCAGTTAGCTGCACCACGACGTGTACGTTGAGCGATCAAGTTAGCTGTACGATTGATTAGAATCGCTAGAGCAGCGTGCTCGTCACCTACGAATGTAGCAGTACCAGATACTAGAGACTGGTCATATGTCTGTTCGACGTTGGCTAGTGAGCGTAGGCTTCCTAGAATTTCTTGGTCGATTTCAGTTGTGATTTCTTGTGCTAGTGCAGCCATGATTTCTGCTTCGATGTCAATACCTTGTTGGGCTTGTGCATCTTGAGCAGCTTCAAAAGTCCAGCGAGCGCTTAGTTTACGAGACTTAGCTTCTACTGGGCTCTTCAAGATTTGAATGCTCATACGCTTACCTGGTTGACCTTCTAGCAAACTTGTTACAGCAGCTTTAGCAGGTGAACCATCGTTACCAGAGTATGCGCTCGCAATCTTGAATGGGCTTAGTGCCTCTTCACCTGCTGTTACTTCAGTTGAAGAATCAGCATAACGAACACGTAAAGTGTGAATTTGTGCTACTGGGCCAGTCATTGGTTGAACACCGATGATTTCGTTAGCAATAACGGTTGGCATAACACGACGGATAACTGGAAGAATTACACGGTTTAGTGTAGCAATGTTTCCAGAGCTGGTTGCACCAGCTGTTGCGCTTTCAGCCAAATACCTACGTGTATTTTCTAAGCAAACTTGCATAGAGCTACGACGGGTACCAGATAGGCCTTCAAGCAGAGCTTCTTTGGTCTCTGACCATCTTTCATTTAATAGTTGTGACATTTATGTCTCCTTGATTAATTATTTTGATAGACCCGCTAACTTGCGGATATCTAAAATATTGTCTAAGCCTGCTTCAGGCTTGCTTTCACGATTTCCAGTTATTTCAGAACTTTCACTTAGCATGGCCTTTTGAGGAGCTGGCTTACGTACTTGTCCTTCCATTACCGCTGGTAGGTATTTGTCGAATGCTTCATTAAGTTTTTTAGTGTGTGTAGACTCTAAAAGTTCTTTCATGATGCCTCGTTTGCTAGCATCCAACGGTGCTAGTAATTCCGTCATAACTTGCTTACGCTCCATCAAATCTTTTGTAATGCGAATTTCGCGTTGCGCAGATTCAATTAAACGGGCTTTTTCTGTTACGACAGTTTTTGCTTCTGCTAATTCTTGATCTTTCTTGGAAATAATCTTTAACAATTTACTTGTCTCAGATTTTTCATTTAAGTAAGAACCAGCAAACTCTTGTGCAAATGCTTCATAGATCTTACGACCAAAGTCATTGTTACGTGCAGAGTCAATATCTTCTTTCAATTGCTTGATCTCAGATGTTAACTTTTTAGTAACAGTTGCTTCAACAATCTTTGAGGATTGTTCGATGAAACGTTGCTTAATTTCAGCAAATTTATCTTTAGCTTCACGTACTAACTTGACTTTCGTCTCGGCTAGGTCGCGCTTGTCTATATTAAATTCATTGATTTCTCTTGCCAATGCATGAACAATAAATTGCTCTAGCTTGTTAAAATTCTCGGAAACTTTCTTACGGTCACCTTGGAACTCTGACATTTCTCTTGCTAATTGTTTGATAACAAAACCTTCTAGCTTTTTAGCATCTTCAGCAATACGCATTTGGTATTGTACTTTTGCTTCGGCTAATGCTTTTTTGTCTTCATACAAACTAACCATCTCTGCGCTCAAGCGGTCGCTCAACAGTTTATCGATTGCTTCAACCATAACAGTTTTGTCATGGCTGTATTTTTGTGCAAACTCTTCACGTAGTTCAGCTGTTACTTGTTCGCGATTCTCTTGAATTTTCTCAGCAAAGGCAGATTCAATGACAGACTTTACGTCTTCAGTCATTACTCCTGACTCTACTAATTGTTTGAATGCGTCCAACATATTTTTTTCTCCTCGGGCTTATTTTAGACCTTTAATAATTTGAAGGAGCGATTCCTTCAAATACTTCTGGGCCTTTGGATCTTCTTTCACTTCTTGTGCAACTGTAAACGCCCTATTCCCGCCACGAGCATTCATTAAATGTTCATAAACTGGTGTATGATACTCTCCAGGAGCACTGGGTTGAGCAACTACGTCTACTGTGATAATCTCAAAATCGGATACATGGCCGTTCATGTCGCTTACGTTGCCGCTACCACGAGAACTAACGCCAAGTTTTACTCCGCTTTCGAGCATAGTACGAACTAAGTTGCCCATTGGTGTTGGCAAAATTTTCATCTTGCCATAACCATTAGGACCTTCCATCCACATTTGAGTAATCATATGGGATACACGGTCCAAATTTACTTTCAAATCATCTGGATGATCTACTTCACCTAATACTGAATATCCATTTTGTATTTGATCATTAAGTGCTTTTACAGCACGTTCAATTTCATCAACAGGGTAGACACGCTGATTAGCATTTCGGATACCACCTTGGATAGCAATACCTTTTAAGTAAAGGCTTTTGCCATCCTTGTCATCCGACTCCATTACGATGCCAGATTGATCAAAACTTAGGTGTTCTCTTAGATAAGCTAGCTTCATCTCTATGCTCTAATTAAGGACGGGTGTGTGGTGGTAGGAATTGCTTCTTAGTACCAGTAGCATCGCTAGTTTGACCAGCTTTGTCACCTGTACCAGCACCTACTGGACCTGGACCAGCACCTTTCTTCTCAGCACCGTGTCCGCCTTTGACATTAGATAAGTTTTTAACACCCATCTTGCCGCCAGGAACATTACCGTTACCTGAGTTAATATCTTTTGCACCACTTAGGAATCCGCCTGCTTTACCAGCTGGGCTTGTTCCTGTTGGAGTACCGCCTTCGTCTCCACCACGTAGGATGTTTTCAGCAGTAGCACCTGTAGCAGGCTTGCCTTTACCAGAGCTTACAATGCTTCTTGTATTCTCGGCGTGTGGCATACTTTCGCCAGTGTTAGCACCAACGATTTGACCTTGTGCTTTTTGGCTTCCAGACTTTTCCCAGTCGTTTCCAACTTTCTCAACGTATTCACGTGTCATGCGACGACCTTCAAATGCTGGCTTTCCCATCATTTCGTCTCCGCCTGCGTCGTCACCGCCGCCCATTCCTGGCTCCATACCCATATCAGCTTCTTCTCCACCCTGGGCTTGTTCTAGTTCAGCAAATGCTGCTTCTAGTTTTTGGAATGCTGCTTTAAAGTCAAAAATGGCATCGTCTTCTGATTTCTCATGATCTATTTCGTCATCGCTACCAGTAACGCTAGCGCCGAATTCGTCGCCAGAATCGCCTTTGGCAAATCCGTGCTCGCCTTCTTCATCGTCACCTTCCATGCTGTATGACTCTTCAGTGTCGATGGACTCATCTTGTTGAGCATCTTCATCGGTTTCCATTTCTTCATCAACAGACTCATCTTGTTCGTCTTCAGCTTCGTCCATATTTTTGGACTCGTCTTCTTCCTCTTCGGCGATAAGTTGTTCGTAAATTCCTCTAGACATCTCAACAACGATTTCATGGAAAAGCTCGTTAGCTTGATCCATATTCTCATTGACGAGGTGATCTAATAATTGTTCAAATTTTGCTGACATGTTATTGATTCTCCTATGTTGGTTAGCGGCAAGGCTATTCTATATTTAAAGCCGCGCTGGAATAGAAGGGTGATATAGGCCGAAAACGAGCCGTTTTGGCATTTTTTGATAAAAATATTTAGTTTCTATCAAAAATAATTAAACTATACGTTAATAGTTTACGCTGCCGCAGCAGCTTCTGGTGGAGGCTGGGCATACATTTTTCTAGTTAGTCCCAACTCTTCTTTCTTTTCTTTCTCTCTAGCTTCACCTGCTTTTCTAAGTTCACTCAGCATTTCTAGAGTTAAACGAGTCTTTCTTAAATCTTTATTGCGTAGCACACTGGTGTCATTTTGACTCAGATATCTATTATCTTCCTGTGGCTCTTTGTGATTTTTATCAAAATAAGTAAATTCGTTTAGTAACATACAATTATTTATCAGTTTATGCAGCAGGCGCAGGTGCAGTTGTTCCGGCGTCAGCGCTAGGAACTGGAGGAGCAGCTTCGCCTTCTGGAGTCATTGACGGATCGGGTTGTGGGTTACTTAGGTCGCCCATATCTCCAGCCATTCCTCCAGCAGTGACTCCGGCTGTACGTAATTCAGCACTGGCGCTAAGTGAAGTGTCGGTATCTACGTTTTCTTCCTCCCACATAGTTTCGTTTTCAGTAATCTCTTCAGTGGTTAGTCCTAGGAATCGCTTCATAGCAAACCGCTTGCTAATGTATGGAACTGCTGCTAAAGTGTTGTAAGTGTTGACACGGGCAGTGTCCATTTCTGCTTGACGATAGCTGGCAAAATTCTGCGGAGGATTAAATTTAAGGTCAAAAATATTGCTGTCAATATTGATTCCTTTGCTATGTAGATACAGTTTAAATTCTGTATCAAAAGGATCATTTATTAGGCTTTGTAGTCGTTCGCAGTACTTGTTAAATCTAAGTTCCTGTATGTATGCTGTTCCAACTCTACCATCATTAAAATTGCTTCCTCCATCGTCAGAGCCGGTAGGAAGATAAGAGCTAGGTATGCGTAGAGCACGAAACAACTTATTAGTAAAGTATTTAAGATCATCAATTTCTCCTAGATTTTGGCCGCCTTGCAGGATTTCAACCTTACTTCCACGACCCTCAGCAGTTGTGGGGAAGAAATAATCTTCGTTAACTGACAGTGGGTTGTAACTGGAATCAATCAAACTTTGGCCGCCGCCGCTGGCGCTAGGAATACGTCTTTGATTAACTTCATTTTTAACACGCTCAACAAAACTCATGGCCAAATGACTGGGCATATTACCCACATCAATGTAAAATACCCTGCGTTCCGGAGCACGTTGTATGCGATAGATTAAGATTGCATCTTCTAATAATTCTTTTTGTTTGAATACTTTGAAGATACTTTCCATTAAACTGTTACCAAAGGGAAAATTATTATCCAATCCTTCGCTCATGCTAATATGTATTACATGGCGTGCATCAATTGCATATTGATTTTGATTTTGTGCAAATCTGCTGCCTGAAGCAGCATTGGGGAATGATCCAGCCATACCTCGGCCACCACCACCTGCACTTTGTCCAGTTCCATAGTTTCCACCAAACTGATTGCCGCCGCCCTGAATGTTACTGGGGTTAATAGCAGTTGTAGCCAATGCTTCAAAGTTGGGATTGAAATCGCGAATCATATATTGTTCAGGCTTTTTACCGTCACTTTCATTGACAATAATTTTATCCACTTTGGCCGGATCTACATACATCCAACTCTGTGTTTCTGGATCTCGAACAAAAAAACTGTCGCCGTATTTCATTGCGTTACGAACAATTTTAAATATTCTCACGGGGAATTTATTCAGCTTGCACCACTGCTGCAAATACTTTTTAATGATTTTTACTTCAGTATTTGTAGCTTGTTCTTTGAAATAAATTTCAAATGGTGTACCATTTTCTTCGTTAGGTTGTGTGCAAAACTCAGCTAAAATGTCTAGGGCAGCATTAACTTCACTGTCACTGTCCATAGTATCGTATTGACCATAACGTTCTAAACGATTAGGATGGCCAGCATAAAAATCTGGAAGATAACTGCTATAGTTGGTCCTGCTGGGATTCTTTCCCATGTCTGAACCCATGCTGCCACTTACAGGACTTAGTTTACCAGATGTATTAACTGGGGTAAAATATTTTTTCCAAGACAAAATTGTATTCCTTTAGATTGTTGGCATAATATTGCCACCCATCCTTGCAACAGCTCCAACAGTACGACCAGTATTATCTGATGTTGCTGCGGCATACCTTAATAGCTCTTTCATAGTGTTATTTAATTCTTCTAATGCAACAGACGTTGGTTTTTCAGTGGCAATTTTAGCCAAAAGATTTCGTAGATTATCATTATTAATAATGTCACCGCTACCACGAATGTTTAATAATTCTGGACCTTTTTCTCCTACTAGGTAAGTTCCAGGATTGACTAACCCACCACTTGCTCGTCCATGTACAGTAGTCCCCAATCGTTGGTTACGTTCTTCATTTTGATCCATGACACGTTGTTTAAACATTCGAGCTTGAGCATCTGCAGTAAGTATTCCCATTGAAGCAAGGGCTCCTACTAGTTGTTCATTTGCTCGGAGGTATAGAGTTTTGCCCCACTCTGACCAACTCATTTCTTTTTGGGCTCTGGCATCATCTTTTTCAAGGCTAGCTATTTCATTTGAATCTGTTACTTGCGGACCATACATCCATTCATGAATAGCATTTCCTATCGAATCGAACATTTTTTTTAATAATACATCCCACATGGATATTAACACAGGTTTAATTTCTTTATTCCACAAGGATATTAAACTTGGACTGACCAATGCCCAGAGTTTTTGCATATCTTCCCAAATGTTTGTCATACCGTCTATTGCTCGTGCTTTAAGAACTTTAAAAAATTCGTCAGGTCCTTTGCCTCTCGTTGCTACTAACTGATCCCATGTTTCAGAAATCCAGTCGCCAATTTTTCTAAGTTTAGGCATAACATATTCGTTAAACAATGCAATTGCTTGACCGAGCCATCCTAATAGTTTTGGTCCGTATTCAGTTGCCATACTGGACATCCAATTCATCACTTTTTCGCCCCAATATATCAATGTTGGTAACAGCATTTCTGCAAGTTTTCCTAACAGCATGGTCATTTGATTGCCAAATCGTGTAATATTTTCTTGTGATTGTTTCAAAGCAGCGGCGGCGGCGCCGTTTGCTAATGTGGCAGCATATTCTTTTTCATTAGCCGCAATCAAACCGTTTACTCCATTATCAAATTTTTCAATTTTTCTTAAGAATTTTAAACTGGCTTGATCAAGCCAGTCACCGGAAATTGCTTGGTTAGTTTTTCCAAAAGCTGCTGCTGTTCTACCAGTACCTTGAGCAAGTAGTTCAAGTTGTTTATACAGTCCTTGAGTAAACTTTGTTGGATCAGTTTCATTAAATAATTCCCGCATGGCTTTTCCAACCTGAAGACTCATACTACCTGAGCTTACCGCCAATTTTTCGCTAAATTCATTTAATGGTGCATCTACACCTCTTGCTAAATTTTTAAACCATTTATCTGCGGCATCTTTGCTAAGTTCACTGCCAATTGTTGCATACATTTTTTGAACATTTGTTCGTTGGGCCTCAGATAGCCCGTCCATAAATGTATTAAATACTTGATCGTCTGCTAATTGATTTAGCTGAGCATTGATTTGATCACGATGCATACCTGTAGATTTTGCCAATGCATCTAATTCAAGTATGTATTTGCCAGTGGCATTTATTAATGCTGCTGAATTACCTTTGCTATCTTTAGACAAACTTTGATTGAGTTTCATTGCAGTGGCTGTATATTCAGCTACTTCAGCAGTACCCATTCCTAATGAATATATAGCCTGAGCATATTTACTACCAGGCCCCATCAATGCATCTACTGTGCTAACAAATTTTCTAACACCTGCTGTTACATTGCCGCCAAATTGTGCAAATGTTTCACTGTTAGTTGTAACTATTCCTATTAATTTATCAAACCCAATGCCCAAGTTCATTGCGGCTGATCTTAAACCCATTATATCTCCACCAAAACTTGCACCAGCATTAGATAGTTTAGTATATTCATCTGACAGTTTTTCTATTACCCTGAGTAATGCAGCAAATCCAGATGATATTTCCCCTAAGAAGAATGGCAATTTACTAAACGCGTCGTATAAATCACTTAGTCTAGCAGTGCCTTCCATAGCTTTCTGAGTAAACCCTACCAAGCCTTTTATAGTGTCTGCAAATCCAGTTACTACTTTACCAACAATATTACCTAAAATGTCAAATGCTGCACCTACTACTTTGGCAATTCCACCTAAAATATCAAATGCTACATTTACCCCAGGAATATTTTTTGCCAGGTCAGAAATGCCGCCGCCAGATGAGCCACTACCACTAGATCGTCCCGCAAGCAGCGTAGTCAATGATTCCATGTTGGCGTTTTGTGTTCTGGCAACACGTAATAGTTCTGCTAGTGTAGCTTCAGTTGCGCCGTTCATAGTTTAAACCTGTCATTAAGTTGGTAGATAAATAGATTGTTATAATACCCATTAAGTTTATTTATCGGAGTCAAAATATGCAACCACAAACCTTCAAACCCAAAAATCCCTTGGCCAACTATATGCGCCAACCAAAAATTTATGTTAAGTTGCCTAGTAACGGTGAGTTTTGGCCAGCAAAAAGCATAGACTTGCCAGAAAATATGGAATTCCCTGTGTATTCTATGACTGCAAGAGATGAATTAGCATTTAAAACACCTGATGCTTTATTAAATGGTCAGGCTATGGTTGATGTTATACAAAGTTGTTTTCCTAATATTAAAAATGCATGGGAAATGCCTAATATTGATTTAGACACTGTTATGATTGCTATTAGATTGGCTACATATGGAGAAAATATGACTGTTAAACATAAGATTCCAGTGATTAATGAAGAAGCTGAATACGAAATTGATCTAAGACAGTTGCTTGATCAGCAGCGTATGAGCAAATGGATAGACCAAATAGTGATTACTCCCGATTTAATAGTTTATGTCAAACCATTGACATTTAGACATATGAATCAAACCAGTATGAAGGCTTTTGAGACTAATAGAATTATGCAAATGGTTAATGACGATTCTATATCTGATGATAAAAAAATGGAAATGTTTAATTCCAGTTTTAGTAATTTAACTAAGATTACCGTAGACTTGATGGCCGAAGCTATTGTAAAAATAGAGGCAGGAACTGAAGAAGTCACTGACAAAAAACTTATTTCAGAGTTTGTTCACAATATTGACAAAGAATTATTTGACATGATTAATAATCATCTTGCCGAATTAAAATTACAGAATCAATTGAAACCTATAGAGTTTAGCACCAATGAAGAACAGCAGCTAGCAGGCGCCCCTATTACATATTCAGTACCTATTAGTTTTAACGAAACTGATTTTTTCGCATGAGGCTTTTGACACTAACTATCTCTGAAATACAAGAAGAGATAGACAAAATGGAACGAGAGTCAAAAGCCATGAAAAAAGAATTGTTTAAAATGGCTTGGTTCATGAGGGGCGGACTTAGTTTTACCGAAGCCTATATGTTAGACTATCATGACAGAGAAATTATTTCAAAGATAATTGAAGAAAACTTAGAAATAGCCAAAGACAGCCAAATGCCGTTCTTTTAAATATCAGTTCCTAAGAAACTACTACGGAATTTAAATCTTCTACTTTCTAGAGCATTAGGTGTTGCCAATCCGTTTATTGTTCCAGGCGGAGGTTTAGGTCTATTTCCTCCCAATGCTAGCAGGGCAGACTGAGGATTTCCAGCTGGTGCCGCAGTTGCTGGTGCCGCAGTTGCTGGTGCCGCAGCGACTGGTTCAGCTGCTGCCGTAGTTGCTGGGTGTAACGTATCAAAAAATTGTAATAGTTCAGCAGCTTGTTCTTTTGGCATTGATGCAATTGCTTGATCAATTTCTTGCGGAGTCATACTTCCGCCACGTGCTTGTTGATATGCTGCTTTAGTATTAGTCCATCCACGTTTTAAGTTACCTAGGCCGCCTGCTACACTAGATACAATGCCTTCAGCAATACCAGCACGGCGTTTTAACAAAGTTCGAATTCTTTCAACGTCAGGACCACTAACATGTTGTAGTGATGTGCGTAATGCTTTTAAATCAGTAGCTGGTTGAGAAGTGGTTGCTGCTGTGGGTGTTGTAGTAGTTTGTCCTGCACTTGCTTGCGGTGTTGTAGTAGTTTGTCCTGCACTTGCTTGAGGTGTTGTAGTAGTTTGTCCTGCACTTGCTTGAGGTGTCCCAGTAT